TAATACGGTTGTTTTTTAAACTGCGGCAACCCGTTATCAAAGGCTTTTGAGATCATCCATGCGTCAAACCATGTGCCGCCTTCGTCAAGCGACTGCATAGGGTCAAAGGCATAGAGGAAGTTATCCGCTGCAGACGCACCCCATACTTTGCCACCGAAGAGAAACGCCGTTGTGAGAGCGCAGGGGATTGTCCATATATACCACGCAAGACGGTTTTGAGCCTTTAGAATATCTGAGTAGTCTATGAAAGCGGTTGAATTGTAATCCCAAAGGTATACTTTGTTACCGACAAATAAGTAATAATAAAATCCATCATCAACCGATACTGCCGCCTGTAAATCAGCGAGGGAGTTTTTAAGTAAATCGGGATTTATGTTCTGAGATATCGGAACAATTACACGTTCGTTATTTGTGTTCGTTGTGGCGACCGTGTAAACTCCACCTTTTGAATTTGCCCATGTAAGATTATTATTGATAAGTTGAACGCTATTTGGCATATCGCAACCAATACCAACATGAACCTCAGAAGTCGGATAACTCTGTTTTAGACTTGTACTGTCCCAGTAGAAGCCTTTTTCATAGGTTGAATTTTCCTTTAAAATAAACAGTTTGCCAAAGTCTTTCCCAAAGGCAGTTATGGGGTCTGAGGGAGAACCGACGTAATCAACACTGTCATCAGGCCAGTATGTAGGGTCACCGACTGCCGAATGGTATATTGCGTTCGGTTCGTTGGAATTTCCCGCAACAAACATGCTATTGCCCGATGTTTGCCCTTGATATGCTCCGCCATACCATGAGCCAATAGTACATTTTTCAATAGGCGTTGGGCTTGCATATAACGTATACGAGTATGTAACAGTCATGTTAGGCACATCCGCACTTGTGGCATCAACTAAATGCGTACTGAATGTAATTGTCCCTAAGATTCTGTTAAGCGTTGCTGTTATTCCTCCCTCAATATCTGTTGTAGAATTATTTGCAAATCCAAACGATAAAACCGTTCCACTTAAATTATTATAATTAATTTGTACTGTAGATTTATCCACGTTCGTGCCAACTGTAGTGTCTAATCCTTTGTCGCTTAAATTGTAGACAGTGCTTGTGGCGTCAGTACGAATTTCATTTTTTACTTGTGGAGTTATATAATTTCTTGCTTCTAAACCGGCTCCTGCACCTGATGCGTGCATATTTGTTCTAATTACCGGAATATGGGGTGGTGTTATTCTCGACCAATAAAAAAGACTGTCAGTATCTCCTAAAGAAACTAAAAACATCAAATGGGGCAATGTTTCACCTTTAATTATTACATCAAGTTGGTATAAAGCATTTCCGGCAGAGATAATAAGATTATTAGCCTTTATAACATTAACCGAACCATATCCAATTTCTTCTGAAAAAGACTCTGCCAAGAGCATGTGAGCTGAGGAAAAGTCAAAATCAGCGTAAATATATGTAAAATTAGGAGCGTTGTACGTATAATCCGTGGGAACTCTTTCAATATTTGTACCATCAAAATTTAGAAGAGCTTTCTCAGTCAATATATAAATTCCATATTTATTATCTATTTGTACACTGTTTATAATGAGATTGCGTAATAAAACAGTTGAACCGTCACTCGGGGCAACGTCCACAATCTTCCCGTAAGTCTGCTCGATCTCCTTAACAAGCCCCGGCCGAGTTCTGAGCATGGTGTCCCTGTACCACATATTTAACATAAGGGCATTTTGACCGTCGTCTATTTCATTCGGCAGTTTGGAAAGGTTTACGCCGCTTGCTGGGCTGTAAACTTTACTTTGGTCTTGAAGAATGGGCATTTGGGGTATTTTCATCAAGTCACCTCATTAAATCAGGATCGGTCAATGCACCGTAAACATCCTCAATTTCAGGCGCGTCAAAAGACATGGCGTTCTTTGCGTTTTCATAAGACACTGCAAAAATGTTGTATTGAGTGTCGCCATCTATTCGGGCAAACTCACGCGCTAAGCCTAAAGGTAAAACACTTTGAGCGGTCATATCGGTTATGGTCAATTCGTCAGTAAGAGCAGTCAAAGGGGCAGGGATGCCATTAGCGACAAAATCATAACTTTCGCATGTCAGTAATTCGAGTTGCAACATGTTACAGAACGCAGGCGCGAGATTAATGTATTTGCTTTCTCGGTTTTCCTCGACTATTCCCTTTGGGTTTACGTGTCCAAGCTGGCTTAATGATGCCAGAGCTATTGAGTTTACTGTTACCATTCTTTTTAGCCTCCTTAGGTGGCAGCGTGAGGGGTTTTTCTTCTATTGGAGTAATACCGCCCTCTGTGGGTTTAAGTTCGCCTGCGGGCGGCCAGTGGAGCAACAGGTACTTTAAAAACCTATCATTGTCTTTTACTTCGATAATCCCGTATTCATCGGTCGTTCCAAAGTAATGCGTTGTGTCATCGTAATCGTGTTTCAAAAGCGTATTATATAAATTCGTTTGGATTTTCATAATTTCCCCCTTAAGGGAGGGCCGGAGTTTAACCGACCCTTTTAAATTTAGGGCAACTGGATAACGCCGACTGTGATGCTGGTGATCAAAGAAATTGCCAACGTGTACTTGCCGCCTGCGCCGAACCTCATAGAATCCAGAGGGCCTATGATTTCCGTCACACCGGCCGCAACGGTAACCACCAGATTACCGAGCGGGCTACGGATGCCAGTACCTTTGTTGATAGTGGCCGTAATGCTTGCAGCGCTGGCATTCGTGACAAGAATGGCGGTTATTTCGTCTTTAGCGTAAGGAATGGTTTGAGTAGAGGCGGCGGCCGCCATCGAATGAACAACGCCGCTGTCTCTTACTGCTACGGTTTTAACTAAGTCAGCCATAATTCATATCCTCCTTTTATATTGTGGTTTCAGCCGTGTAAGAGCATTTGAGAACTGCAAACTCTTTCGGCCTGAGAACTTTACCGCCGTACAGATGTAGACCTTTGACGGCATCAGAGAACGAGGACTCAGGGTTATACGCTTTTGTCTCGGCGATCTGATCTGCAAACCCTATCGCTGAGGTCGTGCGTACAAAGCAGTAGTCGAACGTGCCATCGTTATAGATTCCGTTGGTCAGGAACACTTTCGAACCGAGCAGACCGGCGATAGAACCCTGCAACCCGTTCTGCAAGATGGTGTCATTCGGCATACCATGTACGAGCTTTGCGAGCAAAATTTTCTGCATAAGGCCAGAAGATGCTTCAATCGAAATCGAGGCATTTGATGGGACGTTGTTGTCCCACAAATATCCGAAAGCTGCCATAATCTTCGACAGGACATTTGCAGAGGTGATGCCCGTGCAGTCGATCGTTGAGCCTGCATCGGCGTACTTCCCGTAAATGTAACTGTCCGCAGATTCCGCAAGAGCCTGAGCGGCCTGCTGCATCTGAGCTGACATGATATTGCCCTGCGCCTGCTGCTTATCAATATTGTCAATAAGAAAAGCAAAGTAGTCAGACTTATCAATGGTCATATTCGTAGACTGATCCCCGAGGTTTTCAGGCGAAATCACGGTTGAACCCTTTATGTACTGGGCCACTGTCGGGCGCAGCACACCGTTAATCTTGACGGTATCGCCGACATTTGCGATTGCGCCCTCAAAGTCACGGTTGCAAAGGCTTATCGCAACGCAGTTCCTGTCTCGGTCGGTTTGGATTTTGTCGCTCCATATGGTTGGAATAAAATTGTTATAAGACATAATTCATATCTCCCTTGTTTTAATATTTCCATTTCTTCATGGAGGTTTCGATTGCTTTTTTGTGTTTTAACTGCTCACTTGTAGACATTGCCTTGACTTCATCTACTGTATAGAAGTCTTTGTCTGCCGCAGAAGAACCCGACGCGACGCTTCCTGTGGTCGCATCTGAATTCGTCTTGTTGCCGGTAAGCACGGCCACTGTGGCTTTCAATTCGTCCATTTCTTTTCTGTTGTCTTTGATTGCCTTGTCGGACGCATAAATCTTGTGAGCTGCGGTGACGCTCATACCCTCATTAGCTGCCATGATATTAACAAGTGCGTCGTGGACTTCATCCGGTATTGAGATTTTACCGTCCTTGTAATACTCGGGGTTGTCGCGGATTAACTGATCGAACTGCCCCTGCTGTTTTTGCTGAGTTTGTGAAAGTTGCTCACGTTTTGACGTAAGGATCTCCCCAGCCCTTTTGTCGGCCTCTATACTGGCAAGGCGTGTTGAAACTGCGTCACTGTTTCCCTCTTCGGAAATTGCCCTGTAGGTGTCGTCATAGACTTTCTGCGCAATAGCTTTTTCATCGGGTGTTAAGTCTACCTGAGGGGCGACCGGCGTGAGGGTAGGCACTGTACCGCCTAATAACCTTGACAGTTTCGCTTGCTTTACGTCGTTGTAACTCCTAACGCCAGGTATGCCGTAAATGTCGGCCATTTCAGCGACGGCCTTATCGCGCTCATTTGTGCGTCTTATATCGGCTTGCCTTGTGTTTTCCTCGGCAGACTGTGCAGGGGATTTTTCCTGTTCGGCGACTACAGGAGTTTCTACGCCATCGGTTTGAGGCTGAACGACTTCCTCTGTTACGTCCAAATTTTCGCTTTCCATAAAAATCCTTTCAAATTGGGTTTTTTGACGCTATCCCAAGCGAATTTTAAAAAAAGAGCCACTAAAACCGGTTAAGGTTTCAATGGCTCGTGTAGAGCGCTATTTGATATTTACTTTTTATGCGGTTCCAAGTTGATAATTCCAGAACTCGTTGCCAAAACATGAGTGACTTCTTTACATTTGGGGCATATTTTCATGACTTCCCCATTTGCTTCACACAAGAGTTTTCCGCAATGAACGCATTTTATTTTCTGCACTCACTTACCGCCTTTCTTCGCAGCTTTTGCTTTGCCTTTTGCGGCAAGTACTGTCATTTTGGCCTGCCCGTATTTTTTAGCGCCTGCATTTGCCATAATCGCGGCTGCCTCGGGTGCCGGCATTCCTTTTGCGGTCATGCCCGAAACGCCTTTTGCAAATTTCCCTCCGCCGCCGAGTGTCATTGGCTTACCTTTAAATGTTTTAGGAGAAGTCTTTTTTGCTGCCAGCATCTTTTGAAATGCTGCCTTTTGTGCTACTGATTGTGCCATTATTGTCCACCTCCCATCTGTGGTATTTGTGGCTGCTGTTTAGCCTGCAGTTGTTGCATCTGTTGAGATTGCTGAATACTTGAAATAATCTCTTGTTTTCTGCCGTTAAACGCCTCGTTAGGTAGCATGTTCAGGTATTGAACCGTGTCGAAGTGTCCTGCCTGCGAAAGACTGCCGAACATCTGAAGCGCTGCGTCCTGCGTCCATTCCTTTGCAGCTCCGATGTCGATTTTAACGCTCCAAACCTTATCTTTTACCTTAGAGGGGTCAAAATCAACAGGATATTTGTTGCCATCGGCATCTATTACCTCTCTCCAACGTGATTCTTTTATGTATGCAAGCGTCATGTCAAGCCAGTTTAAGGCGAATTCACGGGCAAAATTATAATATCGGTTTTGAATTGTCTGAATCGGTATCTTTGACTGTGCGATTGCGGCCAGCATGGCATTTGCGTTGGTGGGATTTATATTTCCAAGGCTCGCGTCACTGTACCCCATCATTTCAAGGGTGTTTTTCAAAAGTGTAGCAGGAAGATTATACGCATCCGCCGCCATTGATGCAGGGATCATATATTTGGCAGCTGCGTTTACATCTCCATTTACTGCAATTGGTTTTGTAAAGGAGTTGTCCCACTTTGTCAAACCTGAAGAATGACTAAAAATGATCTTTGGACTACTATTTAAAAGCACATTCAAAATGGTATATGCAACCGCTTTATTAATAGCCACCTGATTGGGGATAAGTCCTGTAATTTCAGCTCTGCCGTGGCATGAATTCTTACGTATTTTCCAATTCATCATACTTATCGGGTATCTTTTTAAAAGCGTGTCCCATGCCTTGCGTATGATTACATTCTTGCATTGCTTTTGCGCCCATACTTTTCCGTTATCCCTGTAAAGATAGAGCAGTGTTATGACCTTACCGTCAGCGTTATCTTGTAATTCGGTTTGCGACATGTCACCACTTTGATATTGATAATCGCTATCTTTAGTGATGATGTCAATGTCGTCTTGTTTTACTTTATTCTTTTTTGCCTCTGCCCTGACGTCCGACAGCATTTCACGGCGGGCAAGTATTATGTAGGGCTGTTTCTGTGGGTCACGCTCATTTGTATTGCCCGGATAGTAGTTCACGTTGTCTATGGTTTCGACACCAACATGCCCTTTTGCGGTCTGGCCTGTTTCCGCCTCGTCATCCCAATACGAAAAGAGGATAAAATCACCCGATATACAAGCATCAAGCAACCCCTCTTGACTTATATAGTCCATATTAAGGCGTCCCCAGTCCATTTCAAACATGCTGCTTAACTTCTGGGCCTCCGGCTCGTTCATTAAGAATGGATTTTTCCAGTCGTCGGGTTTTTTAGGGTTGGAAAGCGCCAATATGTTCGCCTTATTTTGAGTGACAAGCTCAGATGTAACAACTTTTCCAGGCCAATTCGGAGCTGAAAACAAGATCGCAATTTTGTTTGTGAGGACAGAAGCAATTTTCTGACCCGTGGCCCTTTCAATAAAATTAATAACAGGCTTAGGAAGGTTAACCGATGGACAACCGTGCCACTGATCACCCGCATTAAACCGCTCGTTTCTCCTGACGGTTTCATAAAGGTTAATGGCGTTTTTATAGTCTATCCCCACTTGATACCGGCTCCATAAATCCTCTATACTCGGGATATTCATTGTCACACCTCTTTATCGCTTGGTAATTCTGCGTTATATGCCGCAAATTGTTCTAAGTTTTCTTGCATCTTATCGGAGGACTTCTTACTTTCCGCGTCCTCCTGCATGGCCTGTACACCCTCTACGACTGCCCTCACAGGGTTGCTTAGTTGCTCGGGCAGTTCGTTGCGGTAGAGTTGATAGGCGTTGCGCTGCCCCTTGATAAAACACCACATTCCGAATACGCAGGTTATCATTCCGCAGGCTATTGCTATTAAGATAATTAGAATATCAAACATAATAAATTTCCCTTATCCTTTTCTTTTCTGCGATTTGTATTTTTATTATTCGTCGAACAGTTGGACTGTCAATCCAGTCCTTAAAGTGATAAGCAACGGCTACCTTTACATAAAAAATCGGATGCTTAAATATCGTTATCCAGTTTTTACGAGTTTTGTATGAAAGCCGAATAGAGAACGCTTCAATCCTTGATTTTAAATTCATATTTCCTCCATGAATATTTACTTATACCACTTGCATTTTATAGGGACCATTGCCATGAGATAACATCGGTTTTTCAGGTTGTTAAAACATTCTGTGTTTTCGCAATGCCTCAATTTTACAGGGCATAACTCTTGACATATACATAAGGGCTTATCGGGTTCGCATATTTGGCAGGGTGAAAACATTTAGCCCACCACCTATTATTTGAATATGTCGGGGTTGTCCTTGATGACTTGATACAAGTTTTCTGCTATTGTGTTTATAAGTTCTTCGTTTTCTCGCCATTTATCATGGCCTGAGATATAGAATATTCCGTGAATTATTTCGTGCAGCAGTGTTGCACTTTTATTTTCCTCACCTTGTTTATCATAAAGATATATTGTTTGTTCCTCATATTCGATCTCTCCATACAGATCCCCACCTTTGCTGCCGGATCTATGTTCGCCTTGCGATATTACATATTCGCGCCAGCCTATTTTTACTTTATCGGGTATGTTCAATTTACCATCCTCCTGTTAGATATTCTTCCGTTACTTCGCCACCAAAAAAACTATCAGTGGGTTCTTTGGGCGTGAACATTGAAAATGCATCCGGCTGTTCCTGTGGCTCAACGTCTGTCGCGCACGGCCTTGAAATTGCCCAGTATCTAAGGGCATCCGGTAAATGCGTAACATCATGCGGCTCTGCTGCCGTGTCGTTGCCATCCTTTGTGCTGTACTGCATAAGCGGTAAACACCGAATGAGATTTACGCAATTTTCAAATATCTGCAACCTCGACGTGGCCTTACCGCCTTTGTCAAACACTTTGAGCCACTCTTTTAGGGCGAGCCATCCCGACACTCTGTCATTGCTTGCTTTCATGTAATAAAGGCCATGGTTTGCAAAAATCTCTATGGAGTTTACCCCTGAGTCTGATTTGCGTGACCATAGATCGGGCGGGGCTATCCTCATGGTTATTTCATCGGTTTCGAGTGACTTGATTTTATTTGCTGCCTCACTCACTATCAACCCGTTGTTGTCCCTTGCGTCTTTCCCACTGAAAACTTCCCGATAGACATAGGCCACGTTGTCGGGAGAAATAGCAATCCAAAGACCGGCGAGAGCATCAAGACCGTAATCTATTACGTTATATTTGTTCCACCCGCTCGGAATGGGAATAGGTTTACACACGTGAATATTCTTGTCAAATTCGGTGAAGTATTGCCCTGAGAACGTGTCCCATTCTCCATTAAGCCATGCCCTGCGTAAATTTTCATCCTGGATAGTTTCAAGCGATTCTAAGTAATCGGGGTCATTCTTCATCAGCCAGTCATTATCGAATACTTTTGCGGGGATAAAAGTGAAATCTCTTTTCTTCTCTTTGCCCCTGTACTGCTGGTCTATGAATAATCTCTTGACCCATGCATGCCCAACCCCCCCAGGGTTACAGGTTATATAAAATCTTTTGGGGTGAAGTGGCATTCCGCCCCTTAAGCAAGCTCTCAAACATGTAAATTGAAACTCGGTAAACTGTGTCCCCTCATCCATACATATGATGTCGTATTCCTGCCCCTGATACTGGAGAACGTCTGCTTCTGCGTCACAATATCCAAGTTTTAAACGGCTTCCGTTTGGAAAGAGAAAAGCCTTTTCATCGTCGTTGTAAGTAGCGACACCGTTGAGGATCCCCCGCAACGGGTTTATATGGTTTTCTCTAAGCTCCTGTATTGTTCGGCGTATCAGCAATATTCTTATCCCTGGATATTCTACTGATAGAAGAATAACTTTCATTCGTAACGCCCACGACTTGCCTCCGCCCCGGGCCCCGCCGTATGCTATGTATCTACTCCTTGCCTCAAAGAACAGAGTTTGGCGCGCAGATGGTTTGCAGTCGAGCCAAAGTGTATTCTTTGTTACTTTCTGTCTCATCTCGCCAACTTCTTTAACTCGGGCGGCAGTTCAATCTTGATCGTCCCTGAAACATTCACATTGTTATTGGTGTCAACCCTATACCCAAAGTGTTTGTTAAGTATTAAAGCCGCTGCAGCAGTTCTCTTCTGAGGGTCAAAAGCCATCCAGTCAAGTATTCTATTTTCAAGAACAGTGTAGAGGTTTTCTACAAGAGCTTTATAACTAAAGTCAGCCTCTGTTGACCCGAATGTGTTGTTGTTGTAATGGCTATCATCTGTACGGTAGTTATAGAGCGTCTTGAGTGTTACCCCGATATAAGCAGCTGCATGTGAGGGAGTATTTAAACCGGTTGAAGTCTCAAGGTATTCCGCTATTTTGGATTTGAGCACATCATATTGGAATTTTGTTCTATTGGTAACCATTTGGAAACACTCCTTTGAGAGTTAAAATATCGGGTACGGGTATATATATACGTACTGGCAGAACGGGGGATGGTCTTTTTTCCTGCCCCCCCCTGCCCTGGGTGCATCTGCCTGCTGCCATGCTGGGGATTGTCGATGTTAGTGCTTACCTTGCTGTCATATCTGCACAGTATTGACATTGCTGAATAGACGTGATAGAATAGCCATGTAAACGGTGTCATATCTTACTATCAAAAGGAGTGTATTAAAATGGTCTATGGTTATGCAAGAGTATCAACGCCTGGGCAGTCACACGATGGGAACGGGTTAGAGGTTCAGGAGCAGCAGCTCAATCAATCAGGATGCGATCTTATTATATCTGAGACATACACGGGCACCAAGATTGACCGTCCGAAGTTTACCGCTCTACTCAAGCGCCTACAGTGCGGCGACACGCTCAAGGTATGTAAACTTGATAGATTTGCGCGTACTGCCATTGAGGGCGTACAGACTGTACAGGAGTTGCTCAGGCGAAGCGTTAAAGTGCATATCCTTAATATCGGATTGATTGAAGATACTCCGATGGGAAAACTCATACTCACTACCTTACTGGCCTTTGCGGAATTCGAGCGGGACACTATAATTGAACGTATGAGAGCCGGAAAGAATATCGCCAAGCAACGAGCCGATTTTATCGAAGGCAGACCCAAAGTATATAGTAAAAAACAAATTGACCACGCCTTAAGCCTGCTTGATACTATGTCTTTTGGTGAGGTCGAGCGGGTAACGGGAATATCTAAGAGCACATTATTCAGGGCTCGGCGTTTGCAGTAGTTTAGGCTGCTGCCGATAGTGCATATTTGACGCATTTATGTATATTTACATTATATTCTTATTGCTAATGATTGTCAATAGCTTTTTGAGAAGAAGAAAACCGCACGTTATGTTTTATCTCCACTCCTCTACAATCGCCTATCTACGCCATTAACCCAAATATTAACCTCTAATTATGTCTACTCATATATCACCCATATTCCGCTTAAACGGCCTAATCTCCATATATAAGTTATCTTATTACATTACTTATCTTAATGTATAACCTTATACCATAGTAAACCTATAGTATATAACGTGATTGAATGAGCTAAATTGATTATATGGCTTTACTTGGGCCCTCTATCCTGCAACCGTCATATACTCCTCACCAAACGGAAATTTTTTTCCGCCGCTCAAATGCCCTCAAACCCTGTTGTCATAAGGCTGCAGCTCTGTTTTTACGTGAAGTTGGTCTATCTATATAGATTAGCCAGTTTTGTCTTTTGCCCACGCAGACCCTTTAAACTTCTCGTAAAGCGTCTTATTGACGAAGCGCCCGCGGTTGTATATGTAAGGGTTAAATACAGTGATATAGCCATGGCCGCTCTCGGCTCTGTTTATCACTCGTAAATCAATCAGCCTTTGCAATGATGCGTTTGCGGTTTTGCGTGTCATGCCCAGCTCTGTAATTATGTAGTCTATCTGCACCGGCTTGTAATTGCCATACGCCACAAGGCCGCTGCAAGGTCGTATAAGCGGCAGCATCAACAATATGATGCGATACTCGGCTGCTGAGAGTTTGAGCCGTGCCAACTTGCCTATTGCGCCATCATACGCCTTGCCCCATGTCTCCGGCGCAAATATCATTTTGCTTGCGTCCTCAAACTTCAATCGGTCAATGATCTCGCGGTGCAATATTTTGTCGCCAGGCAATAACGACGTTATGTATTCGCCGGTTTCCGTGTCTATTACTGCTCTGGTCTTGACAGCCATTTATTCACATCCGATCTATCGCAAAAATAAATTTAATTAGGGTATTGACATGTCGTTACACTGGGTATACAATGATAATACAATCTAAATACGAAGGGGAGTATATCAAATGTATTTCAGCAATGTAAAGACGCTTGAAGATTTAAAAAAAGAATACCGGGCTCTTTGTTTTATCCATCATCCCGACGCAGGAGGCACAACGGAAAACATGCAGAAATTAAATAGCGAATATGAGAAACTTTTTATAATCTTAAAGGATCGCCACAACAGCACCGCAACCGAAGAGAACAAAATTAACGAGATGCCCGAAGAGTTTATAAACATCATTTCAAAAATCAATTATCTTGACGGGATTGAAATTGAAATCTGCGGCCGGTGGTTATGGATATCGGGCAACACAATAGCATACCGAGAGATTTTAAAAAATGCGGGTTGCCGGTGGGCAAGTAAAAAACTTATGTGGTACTGGCACAGTGTAAATGAGCCGACCGTCTACCACAAAAAGACATTTTCGATTGACGAGATCAGACAGAAATACGGCAGCGGAAAAATAGACAGCAAAGAAGAAAAGAAAATTGCATAAATGCCCTGACGAGCTTGTGAAAATCAGGCGAAACCCCTTCGGGGGTCGGCATACAAAATAAATAAAAAGAAGGTCTTTATAATGACAAGAAATATTCAGAAAATGGTTAAGGAAAACAAGCAGAGAGCCGCCGAACTCGTCCGGTACGCAAATCCGAAAAGCAAAAGCAAACCGCCTGTAGAGCGTATTACCGAACTTTTAAAAGAATACATCCCATATCGCTATGACGAGGGAAAACCCGAGATTACAAATTTCAGCGTGACAAGATGGAATGTAAACCGCATCATAAGGTCAGCACAATTTAGGGTTGAAACTTCAAACGGCAAGGTTTTTGAGATTGACGCATACCAACACCTTACAGGCAGGACACAAGAACAAAAGGAGCAGGACAAAACCGCAGACTTTCCGAGTGGGTTGTTTAACATCTTCCATTCTGAATTAATCGCAGAGTGAGCCGCTCAGGCGGCTTAATGCGGCAAGACGGTCACAAGCCCGTCACGCAAAATAAACGGAGGCGGTCAGGATGAAATATTACGTTGAGACTAAATTTTTTAACAACGGAAAAACCAGTGGCAGGATGTACCTGGAATCAGAAGCTGTTAGCCTTGATAAAACACCTTACACTGAATGCAAAAATTACGATCGTTATGTTGATGAATTTGCAAGTTATGAAAAAGCGGGAAAGTTTTTAAATGATCTTAAACTCGCATAATTCAAAATCTGCGCTATCGGATTAGACGGGCAAAACGATGAAAGAAGGATTGAAAATGAAAGCAGAAATGAGAAACACAGTTAAGCAGTTGAAACATGAAATAAGTGGTCACAGGCTTGCTCAAGCAACATATGAAGATCTGGCAGTATTGATAGAGGCTCATAAAACAGGCGATTACGCAGCAGCACATCAAACGATACTCTATAAAAATCACGGTGCCGAATATTGCGAATACCTTTCTATACTTAGTTTTTAGCACGCTTCTAAAGGGCCGAGCATCGGCCCTATTCCATCCCAAAATTTAAGGAGGTATGAAAATGAACACTTACAAAATTATGAAAGAAAAACATCAAAATGAGGTCAACGCTTTCCCGATGGCATTTGCTTTTAGTCAAAAACAATTTGAAGAGGGTATGCAAAAACTCGGTCTTAATCCGACAGATACAGACAAGATTTATAAGCTTCACTCAACCGGTGGATTTTATCGGCGTAGCGATGCAAAGTTATTGCGCCAAATGTACTACCGCAATCAAAAACACACGGCCGGCGCAATCGAAAACGACAAAACCGGTGATGGTTTTATTTTTGAAATGTTTGATTATGAGCTGGGCAATTATGAGTATGTTATAACTTGCAGCACCGAGAACACCCTGGACGCACTTGGAATGACCGAAGAAGAAGTAAATAGTAATCCTGCACTTTTACACGGGCTTCAAAAAGCTTGCAACGCTCAGAAAGAATGGTATATACTTAACGGGTAAAAACAAAGCGGACCGATGTTTAATCCGATAAAAGGAGTGAAAATATTATGGCAAGAAAGCAACACGGTTTCAGGCTCAGTGACGAAGTGTTTAAAATCCTTCACGATCAGGCGACGCGAGAAACCCGCAGCATGGCTCAGCAGATCGAGCACCTTGTTTTAAAAGAAGAAAAAACTATCAACCCGTAGGTAAATAGAAATTGTGTTAAAAGCAAAAGCCCTGTCTATATGACGGGGCTTTTACTTTCGCAAGAACATAGCCTTTTTATCATTTTATCTTGATAATCTGCAGCCGGTTTATATCGGCCTCTGATAATTTTGCTCACAAATATGTCATCTGTCGATGCGTCTGTTGAGTTTGCAAACTTTTGCGCCAGTTCCCACGCCTTTGCTTCGGATTCAATCAATGGTTCATCCTTTTCGGGAAATTGATCCAGCCTGCAAATGGCCCCGATATGCACCGAGAAATTTACGACATACCCGTCCCTGCTGTTCTCAATGATTTTCAAGGCATATTCCATTTTCATTTCTTTTTCACCCCCTAATCTTCGTCAACGTCGTCCCATTCTTGCGGCTCAAAACTCTTGTTAAATTCTTTTTCAGCCTCTTCAAACGATAGGTGCTTTTCATTTGCCAACCTTTTTATTGCGCTTATCCTCATTTGCTTTATCTCCGGTCCCCACTTCATTCTTCCCTGTCCCCTTTCAGCCGCAGCCCCGTTAAGCCCGCGCAGCCACCCTTCGCTGTTAATATCGTGCCATTTGGCATTTCCCCGCTGCTGGGGAAAGCGTTTAAATCCGCGACAACTCAAATTGATTTTCTGCTACTTGCATATTCTTGGCAATGGTTAAGTGAAATTTTCAAAACTCGTTCTAAATCCTCTGGGGACACATCGAGATCGAGCGCAATTATCAAAGGGTATTCGCCGGAACGGTACCGGCGGCGCATCTCGGCTTTGTCATGTTCAGTCGGATGGTGTGCTGTTTCAAGAACTTTCTTTCCCGTCACTATTCCCCCCGGCTTAATAAAATCTCTCTCCAACATTTCACGGAACGCTTTTGATCGTGCCTGCAGCCGTGGCACATTTCAAGTTTTTCCCCGTTATCTTCGGCGTATGAATCAGCGGGGCAACCACCCATGTCCTCATGCAGCTCCAGGCACTCAGCGTTAATAACCTTGTTAAGCAAGGCGTTTTCTTTAATCCATCGGTCGCAATCGGTCACAAGCCCGTCATGATGCTTTCTCAATGCCGTAAGATCAGATTTCAGTCGTTCGTTTTCCTCCTGCAAGGTTTCAAATGTCATGCTCCCAGTCCCCCTCGCCTGTAATTTCAATAAAGTCCTGTTTATTGTTTGGCCTTTCCCACCCGAAAACTTTTGTATTACCCTTCGACGGCAAATACAACCGACGGCTGATTTTATCGTAATTCAATCCGACCTGCCCGGTTATCCCCTCTGCCCTACTCTTAAGGACTTTAAGAGCAACGTCACAGCCATGTGCTGCCCGGTCTTTTTCGTTCAGCCGCTCAAGGGAAAACACATTGTCAGCCCGGTTTGTAATGTCCCCACTGCCGGAAACGTCGTCGTTTTCAAGGACTCCGCTTGTTTTCCGGGGATGCGCCACGAGATGAACATGTACCTCATACCTTTTTGCAAACTCTATAAACAGCCCGACAAGGTTTGACTGCATCCGATAAAAATTATTATCACTTTCCGTGCTGTATCGGCAGGTCATGAGGTTATCAATCATGAACACTCGGCAGTTGTATCGCTTAACGGCATATTCAAAGATTTTCAATATGCTTTTTGCTTCATCCGCTTGCGCTATGGTATTGTCGTAAAGCCAAAACTTTTCACGATACCAGGCCTTAATTCTTTCGGTAATTTCATGATCGACATAGCATAAATCTTTATCAAGAGTATCGTCGTGGTATTTTGTAACGTGATCTCTGCCTGCAGCCTGTAGGTCAATCCAGTGTTGAAATCTGTCTGCTCTCAATTCCCCCGAATAAGCGCATACTTTCTCGCCCTGATCCACGGCCTCAAGCATTAGCTGACCTAAAATCGTTGATTTGCCCTCACCCCTGCGCCCAGTCCATATAGACAGATCGCTCATTAAAAAGCCACCCGTCATTCGATCAAGCTCTTGTATGCCGCTCAATGACCGCTGAACGTGCCTTATATCAATCGGGGTTACGTCAGCAAGGTCAATAAGGCCGTAAACCGGTATTTCTTTTGTCGTATCATAGGCGGCCTTTACCGCGGCGGGCCCGCTCCGGTATAAAAGCTCATTCGCGTCCTTGCAATCGTGCTGCACTATGAAAATTCGATAATCTGCTAACCTTGGAATAAGCTTTTGAATCATAATCCTGCCGGGACCGTCGTTATCTCCGTAAAGGTAAATTGCCTTAAATTGTTTGAGCCAGTCCCAGCATGTATCAAGCCAGGTTAAATCTTCCGCGCCGGATGGAACGCTGACTGAATTGGGGATCCCTGCCTCATGGCCGCTCATTGCGTCAACCTCGCCCTCGTAGATACAAAGGGGATATTGCGGGTCGCATAAGTCCATGCCGAACAGGACGGGCTTTGTGTCGGTCTCACGCCATGCCTTTGGCTCGCCTTTTTCAATCTTGTGCGACGGTCGGAATTTCACAAAAACAAGTTCGCCGTTCTCGGTGTATGGAAACACGATATTGCCCTTGATGTCACATCCCACGCCGTAAGCGTCCATTGTTGCCCGGCTGATCTTCCGCATAGCAAGGTATTTTTCGGCTGCATCCGTGGGCTTTTCAATTTTCGTTTCAGGTTTTTTATACATGGCTTTGGGCTTGTATGTATTGCCTGTTTCATCCCTGTCGGCAGTCTCTCCAAAGTCCTTGCATAACTGCCAGAAAGTGCCCTGTTTGCCGCAACTTCCGCGCTTGCAGTTATATGTCCCGTTGTCTTTATTTAGTGCAAAGCTGTACTTGTCCCGGTGTTCTCCACCATGGCAAAAAGGGCATAAATCCGGCACAATTTCGTCGCCTTTAATTTTAAAAGGGTCTAAATATCTATGGGCAAAGTCAAATATATCCATTTGCACCCTCACTTTTACTTATGTTTTAATACCGTCAAACCGGTCACCGCCGCCGCTTGTGTCGCCATAATTGCCTTCAAGAATTTTTTGGCGGTTTGCAGACTTAATAATCCAGTCAAAGCCGCATCCGTGAAAGCTTCCGGTCCGCCCCGTTAAAAAGTCGCTTGCTTCTACACGCTTGAAAAACTCTCTTATAGCATCAAGCGTCAATTCGTCATACCTCCACCATACCCGCATAGTTGTCTGTCTTGCCTCAGTCATTGTTTTAATTTTTGGCAAACTGATACAGACGGTATTGTATATATCCATGATCTTTTGATAAGGGCAAACAGCTGCATGCCCCTCCACGGAATTCAACCCATCAAGCACAGGCTCGTCGGTGCCAACCGACATACTATCGTCAGATAGTATACAAGGTACGGTTAGGTTAGGTACGGTTAGGTTAGGTACGGTACTCGATACGACCTCCGCGGGTAATTCCGTAGGATGGTCACACGGAATTCCGTCGGAATTACCCGGGATTTCCCTTGGAATTGCGTCAGACTTTTTGCGTTTTCGTTCCCTGTCATATTTCCGCTTACGGATTAACTGCCCAGCGTAATCATTCCAGTCGTGAATAAATAATTTACCATCAACACTATCAAACCACCTTGAGGATATCAAGGCAGTCACAAACTTTTCAGGGGACTTCCGCCACCCTGCGGCGGCGGATATCTCCTCATAATCAAGATGGCTTATTTCTCCGGTTTCGTCCTCAATCTTATCAATGGCCCAAGACCAAAACCGAGCCAAATATGCGGCGGCAAGCATTTTTTCGATGCCCAACGAGGCGGCAAGCGGTTTTAATTTAGGGTTAGTGAAAAAATCATTATGTAATTCAATCCAAGCCAAATTATTTTATTCCCCCTATTCCTTTAAACTCTGAATTGCAAGCCGCATGCCAAGTTTGAAACCGGAAACAAAAAAGTCACGCGAAGCAATGGCTGACACGTCGCTCACTCGATTGCTGAGACGTCGAAACGCTGGCAGCCGCTCTGGTACTAACGCTTTTTCAAACTCAACGGCGGCACTGTACAGCGTCTCAACAGCCGCCTTATATTCTTTACTTTCGCAAATATCGCCCTCATTCAAAAGGCTGGCAAACATGGTTTCAATGGTGTTTTTTTGCTCAAAAATACTCTCACTCATGATAAAAACCCTTTCAAAAATCTTATTTTATTCTGCAAATTTTGAGTAAATTATTAATAAAACTCCTATGTAGTCGCAGAGTTATTCTTACGGATATAAGCGAGAATAGCTTGCTTAATTTCGTTGTGGGTCATGTATTACTTTCACCTCTCCTGCCATGATATTTCTATAGGCACTCATATTTTTGGAAGTGAGGAAAGCATTGCGTTCTAAAGAATCTTGAGAAACCCGAATATCTAAATCCGGGATTGTTATTCCGAATTCGCGTTCAATGGCGTTCCGCATATAAAACGCATGCTTGAGCGCATCCTCTATGTCAGGAATGGGATTTGGAAAACTTTCAGCCCCTTCATCCGTTATGGCGGAAACCTGAAACCCCTTTCCGCTCGGATGAATGTCGACCATAATAACAACTTTATCCATGTCAATCATTCTCCCCCATGTCGCGGTAGTCTTTTGTATCTTCATCTTTGAAACATTCAGCGCCCAGTCGCATGCCGAGCTTAAAACCATCTTTAAACCCCTGGTCGTATCCGGTATTTAAGTAGGAACCCTGTATGTCAGAAATAAGGTCTGATGCTTCGCGCTTTTTACCCTCCGAAATTTCTATCAGCAAACAATCAATAGGCTTATTAAATCGTTTATCAAGCGCTTCCTCTTCAGGGGTTGACATTGCATGTCGAGTATCAGCAGCCGTCGTACATGTACAAAGATAGTCAAGCGCCGTGCCGTCGTAGTTGAATCCACATTTCTTTATAAGAGGTAAACAACCGTTCATTTATAATCAACCTTTCAAATTTTGATTTTTTATTCTAAACCCGTGCCATGCGGCTTGTTATATCAATAACAGCGCAAGAAATACCGGCCAACTCTTGTAAAATTTTTATTTTGTCAGGAACTGCTTGATATGCCGCTGCAATACCGCTGACGCACAGCAAGACTTCGCCTTTGTCATCGTCCGGCACAGTCGCCCATATCGAAAGCAATTCGCTTGTAGTTACTTTTGCTTGGGCGGCTACTTTTTGACGGTCTTTTACTATTTCGCTAATTTCATGTTCAGGAGTAAATTGAAGCATTCGCGCTGGTGTACTACTATAATAACTTGCAAGCCATTCATAAAGGAATTCCGGTATCAATTTGCCTTTAACGGATAGCACCTGCTGCAGATGCTCAAGGTTGAAATAGTCCGGTAGTTTAATGTTGCGTTTTTCTGCCCATAAAGTGATGTAATTATATAAGCCTCTGAAATCAGTGCCCGGGTATTCTTCGTTGCGCATCTGACAGTATTCAAGAAACGCCCTGACATTATCGCTTTTCCCGGTAGTATCATTTTCAAATTGATAATTCATTGTAACTGGCCTCCCAATTTTTTTATTGTATTTAAACCAATATGGGGTTATAATTGTTACAGGTATTTAATTAAATTGCCCGTTTAGTATCAGCACTCCCTATATTTGCCGCCTTTACCATTCCCGTGGTGAGGGCGGCACTTTTATTAAAGAGATGATTTGCGTCCGAAAGAATACTGTTGAAATCATCAATAAAATCGGAAAGCATATTTATCTTTAAAAAAGCATCTTTGTAACCGCGGATCAACTCGGAAACCACGTCGGACGTTTCACCTTTCAAACCCTCTTCTATACCTTCTGGGCAAATACAAAAAAAGTCTGTGCTTAAATCACGCATAATTAATTGGGAATATTCGGATTTGTCTTTTGCCTTAGATAGCATATCGCCAACGTCGCAGAAATTTTTATAAGTCACAATAAAACTCGGCGCAAAAGGAGAATCAGAGGGATAAGAATTGTGCTCAGGAGTCAATAACTCGGAGGTACATTCTGAGCAATAAATTGTCTTATTGTCATAATGTGAAAAATATCTTCCCTCAATGACTTGGCCGCATCTCGAACATTTAATCTGATTTTCCATTTTAAAAACCCTCTCTTATAATAAATTTTGATTATGCCCTTGAATTATTGCACCACTTTTAAGTATGCTGGTACCGGTCTTTTTACCGGCATAGATTTATGAGTATCGGAATTAATCATAAATTCCTTGCCATCGGGAGTGGAGTATTTTGAATAAACGGGGATGCTGTTTTCAGCCGCCCAAACTTCCATAAAATCCGGTTTACCTTGAAGATGCAGAATTTTGCTTTGAACTGACATTAGTGCTACCGTAAATTTGCGCACATCCCGATTTTGATAGTCGAACAAAAGACCGGGCAAGTTTTCTTGACCTATAGGCTTGCCTGCAGGCAATTTATTAATTTCCCCAATAGTGGAGAAATAATCTTTCATTTCCCACTTGTCGCCGTCGTATCTTTTCTCAATAGGGAAAAACCTGACGAATTCAAGCGGGGTTAACGAGGACAAAATATCCATAGTGGTCGCGATAAATCCCTGATAATTCAATAAGTCGTTGAATTCTATGATCTCTCTTTGATTGAAAACTACATACCTGAGAGCAAGAAAAGCATATTGTTTTATAATTTTCTTTTGCTCGTAATCACTTTGCCCGTGCTGAATTTCGTTCAGCTTGCGGCCACAGGCACCAAGATAGATGTCTGGCATATTAACGGGTTTTGTTTTAACTAATTCCACGTCCATAATCTCCTTATTGCTTTTCAAATCCGATTATAATAGCGGTATAGATTTTTGCAGTAACTACCTATTTAGGGCAAACGGTCAGATTGATTAGGCCAACGAGCTCTTCCGGGTAAAGTTCATTTATGCGCCCTTGAACAACATCGTAACAATCTCGAAAAAAATCCTGCACATCATCTTTGCA